TGCGACGTGATCGTGAAGCGGTGGGAGACGTTGACCGGCAAGCAGGCAGAGCTTGAAACGCCCGCCAAGAAGTCGAAGGCGAAATAACGCATGGCGGAGGACCGCCTCCAGAAAGCCGCCGCAGCCGAGAAAAAACTGCGGGAGCAGTTGAAGGACGTTCGTGCCATTCGTCGCCGGCTGGGCGGTGATCGCGACGCCTACGATTCCCACAAGGATCGGATGACCGAGCGGTCGGCTCGGATGTCGGAGGCGGGCCGGGACATCGGCGAAATCCCGCAGGTTGCCGATCAGCCTCGGCGTGACGCCTGCCGCCTCAACTTCCGGCTCTTCTGTGAGACGTATGGCAAAGAGGCTTTCGTCTTGGCGTGGTCGCCAGACCACCTGTCCGCCATCGCCAAGATCGAGGCGGCCGTTCTCCGTGGCGAGTTGTTCGCCTTTGCCATGCCTCGCGGAAGTGGAAAGTCGACCATGTGCGAGTGGGCCTGCCTGTGGGCGATCCTATACGGCCATTCGTCGTTTGTGATGCTGATCGGGGCGGACGCTGCCATCGCTCAATCCCAGCTCGACAGCATCAAGGCCCAGGTTGAAACGAACGAGCTTCTCGCGGCTGATTTCCCCGAGGCGATCTATCCAATCCAGCGGCTCGACCGTATCGCCCAGCGGGCGCACGGGCAGACCTATAAGGGCAAGCCCACGTCGATTGAGTGGACTTCTGACACCGTGACGATGCCGTGGATTCCCGGCTCTCCCTGTGCCGGGGCGGCGATCCGGGTGGCTGGCATCACAGGGCGAATCCGGGGCATCAAGCACACGCGACCAGACGGCAAGTCGGTGCGTCCCTCGCTGGTGCTAATCGACGATTGTCAGACCGACGAATCGGCCTCGTCGCCCGCACAGGTGCATACGCGGGAAAAGATCCTCTCAGGTGCCATCCTTGGACTCGCCGGGCCGGGCGCGAAAATCTCGGGGCTCGCAACGATCACGGTGATCCGCCCCGACGATTTGGCTGACCGCCTGCTCGACCGGGCGAAGCATCCGGCGTGGCAGGGCGAGCGAACGAAGCTCGTCTACGAGTGGCCGACAGCCGAGGACTTGTGGAGCCAGTACGCGGAACTGCGGCGCGAGGGCCAGCGGAACGGGACAGGCACCGGGGCGGCCGACGACCACTACCGGCAGAATCAGGCGGCGATGGATGCCGGGGCTCGCGTGGCTTGGCCCGAGCGAAAGAACGACGACGAACTGACGGCGATCCAGCACGCTTGGAATCTGCGGATCGACCGTGGCGAGTCGGCGTTTTTGGCGGAATACCAGAATCAACCGATCGCGGACGACATCGCCAGCGACAAGCTCGACAAGCGGAGCCTCGCCTTGCGGGCCACGACCTTGGAGCGTGGGAAAATCCCACTCGACCACCAGACGCTCACGGCGTTTGTCGACGTGCAGGAGAAACTCCTCTTCTGGCTTGTGGCTTCGTGGAATCAGTCGTTCGGCGGTCACGTCGTGGCCTACGGCACCTTCCCTGACCAGGCGTCGAGTTTCTTTGAAGCCAAGCACGCGAAGCGGACGCTCGCCCAGGCGGCGAAGGGGGCGGGCTTCGAGGCGTCGCTCCACGCCGGTCTGGAGTCCGTCTCGCAGTTGCTCATGGGCCGCGACTGGAAGCGTGAGGACGGGGCGGCGATGCGGATCTCGCAAATGCTCATTGACGCCAACTGGGGGCAGAGCACCGGGACGATCCGCACCTTCTGCCGGCGGTCAGCGTTTGCGGGGGCGATCCTGCCGAGCCACGGCAAAGGCATCGGCGCGTCGAGCCAGCCGATCGGCGAGAAGAAAAGCCGAGGCGACCGCATCGGGCTCAACTGGAAAGTCGGCCAAATCAGCGAGGGGCAGCGCTCTTGCCTGTACGACACGAACTTCTACAAGACCTTCGTCGCGGCTCGCCTGCGGTTGCAGATGGGCGACCCCGAGGCGATCGCGTTCCACGCTGGGCAGCACGATCTCCTATTCGAGCACCTGACGAGCGAATACCCGGTGAGGACCGAGGCCCGTGGCCGGGTGGTCGATGAGTGGAAGATGGCGGGCCGAGATAACCACTGGCTCGACTGCCTCGTCGGCTCTGCGGTCGCGGCGTCGATTGCGGGCGTCCACCCGATTGCGACTGAGGCTGGCGGGCGGCAGCGTAAGAAGGCGGCGCTTCCCAGCGGGCCCGGCGGGAAAAAGATCATTACGCTCAAGAAGCTCGGAACTTGACAGCGTTGCCATGCTGCGAGGATGCCAAGCATCATCCTCACGACCGTTGACGGCATGGAGCCCCAGGACGCTCTCGCCATCTGCTACCGGCTCACGAAGCCGAATAGCGACTGCAACCTTGAAGTGCGTCGGATTCTCGACGGCAATGGCTCGTCTGATACGCCGATCGCCTTGTGGCATGAGGACGGGGCCTTGCTCGGATGGGCGTGCTCGCACGTCTGGAACAACCACCAGACGCTAGAGATGTTCACTGGCGAGCGGCACCGTGGGCGCGGCATAGCCACGGCGCTATCGGCGTTTCTCTTGGGTGCTGGCGTGATCGACGGCGCGGAGGAGCTCGCGGTCTTCTCGCCCGTGACGGCCGACATTGCCCGGCGGTTGGGCGTCGTGGAGGTCGGCCTCTACGAGCGTCGTGACGGGGAGTGGTCGCTGGTCTGAGGTTAGACCCCCTACGGTCTACCCCCTGTGTCGGTCTACCGTCGCTGTTATGAGCGACGAAGTATCCAACAAGCTCGCCGAGGCGGCAGTCGGCCCGAAGCGAGTCCGCACCGACGCGGGTGAGGTCGAGGCCCACGATCTCGATCAGATCATCGAGGCCGACAAGTACCTCGCCGCCAAGGCTGCGGCGTCATCGACCAACAAGCATCGCGGGCTCCGCTTCAATCGCATCATCCCTCCGGGGACAATTTAGTGGCGTTTCTCGACCTGTTCCGAGGGAAGCAGCAGCCACGCCCGGCGGTGGTCCCGGTCGTCCGTGCGCGTTACGACGCTGCCGAGAAGGGCGACGACTACAAGCACTGGGCCAACAGCGACGCATTCTCGGCTGACGCTGCCCTATCGCCGACCGTGCGGCGCACACTGCGCAACCGGGCAAGGTACGAACGCGCAAACAACTCCTACCTCGCTGGCATCTCTTTGACGCTGGCGAACGACCTCATCGGCACCGGCCCCCGGCTGCAACTCGACACGGGCGACGCGGAATCCGACCGGCTCGTCGAGCGGTTGTTTTTCGACTGGGGCTGGACGATCGACCTGCCCGCCAAGTTGCGGACGATGCGGGAAGCCCTGGTCGTCGACGGCGAGGCGTTCGGGCTGATGATCACGAATCCCCGGCTCGACGGCGTGACTCTCGACGTGCGGCTCGTTGAGGCCGAGATGGTGGCGACGCCGACCGAGCTCATGGCGTCAACGATCACGCCTGAAGGCAACACGGTCGACGGCGTTGAGTTCGACCAGATCGGCAACGTCGTCGCCTATCAAGTGCTCAACTTCCACCCCGGCTCAAACTTCCGCGTCAACACGCTGGAGTTTCAGCGGGTGCCGGCGGCGCAGATGGTGCATTGGTTCAAGCCCTCGCGGCCTGGCCAGCATCGCGGCGTCCCCGAGGTCGCTCCGGCTCTCAAGCTCTTCGGCCAACTTCGCCGCTACACCGAGGCGGTCATCGCCGCTGCGGAGACGGCGGCCGACCTGGCTGCGTTCATCCACAGCAACTCCCCGGCTGCGGAGGTCGACGAGGTCGAGTCGTTCGCGGCCCTGGAGATCAGCAAACGGACGCTGACGACGCTGCCCGAAGGCTGGGACATTTCGCAACTCAAGGCTGAGCAGCCGACGACGCAATATCCGTCGTTCGTGCGGGCGATCCTCAACGAAATCGCTCGCTGCTTGCAACTGCCCTACAACGTCGCCGCCCTCGACTCGTCGTCCTACAACTACGCCTCCGGTCGCATGGACCACCAGGTCCACGCGATGAATCAGCGCGTCGAACGTGACCAACTGGAGCGGACGATGCTCGATCGTCTGCTCTCGGCATGGGTCAACGAAGCCTCGCTTGCGGGCCTGCTGCCTGCCGGGATGCCGCCGTTCTCCGAATGGAATTGGGGCTGGGTGTGGGACGGTAAGGATCACGTCGACCCGGCGAAGGAAGCCAACGCCGCCGAGACAAGGTTGAGGACGCACACGACGACGCTCTCCGCCGAATACGCCCGGCAGGGCAAGCGGTGGGACGTTGAGTTGCGGCAGCGGGCAGCCGAGATCGCTCTCCAGAAGGAGCTTGGTCTCTTCGTCGACTTCACGCCGGAAGTGAATTACGGCGGCACGCTCGACGAGAACGGCGACCCAGAGGGGGCCGACGCATGAACGAATACGACGATCTCGACGACACATTCGACCTCGTGGAGTTCCTATGAGCAGCATCAAGCTCGATAGTCAGGTGACGTTTCTCCAGGCGGCTGACGGCGAGTCCGCGCCGGGGCCGAAGAAGTTCCGCATCGTGGCCTACACCGGCGCGCCGATTCGGCAGGGGTG